TTCCTTAGTAGAAAATGACAAACAAAAGTCATCTAAAGCATTAAAAATAATAAAACAAAGTTTTAAGCCAGGTTCTGAAATCTATAAAGAATTCAGGCTCATTAATGCTTTAATGAAAACAACAGTTGGGTCAGAGTCCGTCGCGGCATCCATCATTAATGAAGCAAAGAATGTTTGTAGAACTCACAACTTGCAAGAATTAGAAAAAGAAAAATCTATGCTGATAAGGAACATTAACCATCAGCTTCAAGATGAAAATTTCTATGATCAACACGTTAATGAGTATAAGATGTTTGCGACAATACAAAATCTTATAAACGGATGGAGATCAAAAGAACCTAACTTACAAAAGCTTGCAGAGTATGAAGATCAACTTTTGAAGTGGTTACTAACTAAAAAAGAAGAAACCAGCGAACAAAAAGTTAACGAGAATTCTGTCGGAACAAATCGTCTTTTGATGAAGATTATGATGAAAAAGCTGAGCGAAAAATATGACGGAGCTCTGTCATCTGATCAAAAAGCTTTAATAAAAGCCTACGCTTTTTCCACGGCAAACGACGACAACTCTACCATCTTCAGAAAGATGCAAGAGATAAAAGAAAAACTTTTAGAGTCTATAAACAACTATGTAACGTCTGAAAATGCTTCATCATATCTCAAGAGTAAACTCGTAGAAGTCAAGTCAAAATTATCAGAATCCGCAAGTATAGTTGATGATTCTACTGTTTCCGAATACATGTTATATGCTAAGCTTGTTGATGAGCTAACTACAGGAGGATCAGATGTCTGAATTAAAATTACTTAATTCATACGAAATTTTCGATTACACAACTGACATGATAAAAGAGTCTCGTGAAAAAAATAACGGGAAGATTGTCATGCGAGGAATTTTACAGAAATCTGACACTCTTAATCAGAATGGCAGAATCTATCCTAGAAACATACTAGATAGAGAAATAAGGAACTATCAAAAATTTATAGCAGAAAATAGAGCTCTCGGCGAGTTAGATCATCCTGATTCTTCTGTCGTAAATCTAAAGAATGTTTCTCACATTGTTAAAGAAGCGTACCTAGAAGGTGATGTTGTTTATGGCTCTGTAGAGATACTAGACACTCCTTCTGGTAAGATATTGCAATCTTTAGTCGAAAGCGGAGTAAAATTAGGAATCTCTTCTAGAGGCGTTGGATCTACAAAGAAACAAGGAGATTATCAAGTCGTGCAAGACGATTTCCAACTAATATGTTGGGATTACGTCTCAGAACCTTCAACTCCTGGCGCGTTCATGATGGCAGAAGGAAAGTCTTTAAATCCAGCCGAATTAAGAACTATATTCGATCAATCTGATAGAATTAATAGAATAATAAACGATATATTAGTTTCTAAAACTTGAAATACTTTTATAATCGATAGTAATTTAAAGACTTATATGAAATTATCTAGATCAGAGTTAAAACAAATTATAAAAGAATGTTTGGTCGAAATATTAGCCGAAGGCATGGGTCGGCCTGAAAGGCTAAAAGAAGAAATCTCAAAACATTCGCAAGCTCGCTCGGCCAATAAATCTCCAAGAGATCACGTCAAATATTCTTCACAAACTCAGCATGACTTATTGTCGAAGTCAAGATTGAATGACGTAATAAAGGCAGAATCTAAAGGAGATCCTGTTCTAGCGGCTATTCTTGCCGACACTGCTTCTACGACTTTACCCAATATGCTAATGAACGAAAGTAACAAAAATGCTGTAGCGCCTGTCGGCACAATCGAGAACATAGTGGCATCGAATGCACCAGAAGATATATTCGGCGACGAGGCAGCTTCAAAATGGGCCACCTTGGCTTTTGCTGACACTCCAAAGAAATTTTAATCGTTTTGTCTAGAGTGTAATAATTAGCATTATATTTCTAAAAAAGGAAATGCAATTATGAAATTAACTTCATCTTTACTCAAAAAAATCGTTCTTGAAGAAATGGCAAAGTTTAAAGCCGAAAAGAGCACAAAAGATGCTGCTAAAGAAGCAGATGAAGTTGATGCTGATGAATTTGCAGATTCTTTAGAGAATCAGTTTAATTATTATAAGGCACTTGGGCTAGAAGAATCTAGATTGACCAAGCGCTTAGAAAAAATACGCGAATTAAAAATGACTTTACTTCGCAAAAAGTGAAATCTTAACCTCAATTAGTAAGGAGAAACGCTATGCCTGGACAAGGAAAATATACAGTTTACGCACCGGAGTCCAATGAAAAAAATTTACTTTTGGGCAAGTTGTTTCCTGCATCACCAACAAGTAACTTTGTTGGAAAAGAAAAAGACTATAGAGAACTAGTGGTAAATGCTGGAAACCAGTATTTAATGCCCACTGTACAACCTGGAGATACGTATTTTGGTCCAGGCGTAAATTTAAATTACGGAGAGGCACCAAATACTCTAGCGGGAGCCGATGGAGCTTGGAAAAATCCAGGTGATCCTGCTAACTCATTTACGCCTGATTTATCTTCGCCTGGCCCTGGAAAAACCGATGGTACAGACAAGAATTCAGATCCTGGAATTAAAGCAACGGATATTAAACCATCGTACGTACCTGGCGGACCTTCAACAGGTACTAGATCTCCTGCTGAGCATGCAAAGAAGATTGCAGCTTTTGTTTTAGGAAATAAACCTAAAATGGGATCGTCTGACTCAACAACCTAATATTTGAATTACGGAGAATTTTTGAAATGTCAAAGCAGCTCTACGAAGAAGCAATAGCAGATGTTAAAAAGTTAAAAGAAATTGCAGAAGATAACGCTAAAAGAGCAGTTATCGAAGCCGTCGCGCCTCGCATTCGTGAGCTGATTGAAAAAGAACTGTTAGGTGAATCAGCTGAAGAAGTCGAGGAAAAAGACGATAAGATTTTAACTGATGAACCTGAAGACAACAAATCTCACGTACCTGAAGCCGTGGAAGAAGAAGTTGTCGAGGCGTTAGAAGAACCAGCAGAAGAAGCTGATGCTAAAGAAGATTCTAGCGTAGAAGAAAATTTTGAGTTTGGTGGCAAAGTATTACCCGCAGTCGAAAGAAAGTTACGCTATGTTTCTGAACTAGCGAATAAGCTGCTTTCTATCGAATTGAACGAAAAAAACTCTGAGATTTTTACCAACAAGGTAAATGAACTATCAACATTGGTCAGCACAATGTATGATTTTATTAACGAAAATGCTGATAGTCCTACACAAAAACTAGGATATAATCTTAAATTACAAAATTGTTTGAAAAAAATTGAAAAGCTTCAGGAGATTAAAATGAAGAAGAGAAATAGTCGTTTAAATGAAGAAACAATCAGCCTGGAATTGACAGGCCTTCCTGACGACATCGATCTCGAAAGCCTTGGAGTCAATTTGGTCTCCGGAGGCGAAGAGAGTGAAGAAGGTGGTGAGGAAGAAGAATCAGATGAGGAAGATCTCGATCTCGGCGACGCAGAAGGCGGCGCAGAAGGTGGCGAGGAAGGTGACGAGGAAGAAGAATCAGGCGAGGAAGATCTTGACCTTGAAGGAAGCATGGATTCTAAGATGGAATCTCGTAAGCTTTCTGATAATGTTATTGTCGAAATCGATGAAAATATGCTTCGTCGAGAAATTGCTCGTATGAGAACTCTTAGAGAAGAAAAAGTTCCTTCTGTCGACGGAACAAAACCAGGCTCTGATGAGTTTGATGATTTTGGCGATGCTGATTCTGAAGGAGAACCACTAGATGTAACTCTTTCAGAAACTGACGAAGCATTAGAGACAAAAGGTTCTGATGAAGAAGCTGAAGATGATTCAGAAAAAGCAGACGAGTCTTATGCAAACGAACTTGATGAACTTGCTTTAGAGCTTGATATGGAAGAAGCAGGAGACAGAACAGATTCATCACCTGCAGCCATGAAGCGCCGCGAAGATTATTCGCAGACAAAGAAGCAGGGCGATTCACCAGGCATGAATGAAAAAGAGGAAGAGAAGGATGAAGCAGCTAAGTGTGAATCTCTTCGTCGTAACATGGCTAAAGAACTTAAACTTCAAGAGGTATTAAAAAACAAGGCTAGAACCGCCGCAAGCCTCTATGAATCAGCAAAAACAAAGTTCTCAAAAGCAAAGACGCTTGCTGAACGAAAAGAGATCAACGCATCTAGCGTTAACTTCAAACAAGCATACACAAACTTTGCAAAACGTTACAATGAATCAGTCAAACGTTTTAACAAACTTTCAGGAGACCTCTCAGAGGCCCTCCGCACAGAGCGTCGTTCAAATAACGTCGCAAAACCTGTCGCGAGCTCAGGCGATTCACAGCTCCGCAACAAGTTGGCAGAAACGAATCTGCTCAACGCTAAGCTCATATTCACAAACAAATTGCTACAGTCAGAAGCTCTCACCGCGCGTCAGAAATCGCAGGTTATTGAGCAGTTGGATGAAGCAAAGACGCTTCGTGAAGTGAAGCTTGTATACGAAAGCCTTGCCAAGACATTGGCAACGCCTCGTAAGACTGTGACAGAAGGCCGCGTTCTTGGATCTTCTTCACAGGCGACACGTTCGGCATCAGCACAAACACTCAACGAAGGTTTTGAGTCCGAACGTTGGGCAAAACTCGCAGGCATAGCTAAGTGACCTCGAGATAATTCGTTATAATTAAACCAAATTGTTTACAGGAGAATATAAATGAAATCTTTTACAATTGATCAGCTTGCACAGGGCATCAAGGAGCGTCACGTCGGCGCTGAGCGCGCCCGTCTTACAGAGAAATGGAGCCGCACAGGCCTCCTCCGCGGCCTCGATGGAACACGCCGCGAAGTAATGGCACAGCTCCTCGAGAACCAGGCAGCACAGGTACTCAAAGAGAGCAACAGCCTCTCAACAGGTGGCGGTAACGTTACATCAAGCGGACAGATCCAGGGATTCACAAACATTGCATTCCCAATCGTTCGTAGAGTGTTCGGCGGCCTCGTTTCAAACGAGCTCGTTTCGATCCAGCCAATGAGCCTCCCCTCAGGACTCATCTTCTATCTTGATTACACATACGGCACGAACGTAGGAACACCAACATCTGGTGACGCTGTCTTCACAAGAGGACAGTCTATCTACAACAACCCCACAGGCAAAGGAGTCCAGAGCGGATCTCTAGCAGCAGGTGGTATGTATGACCTCGTCGGCACAAGCTACTCCAGGGTCACAGGATCGACAACATCAGCTGCAATGACAACAGCTGCAGTCGCTCTCGGCGCCTGGGCAGGTTCAGCTGCTGATACGTGGTTAGCAGGCCACGAGCTCGCCGCCGCAACTGACTTCAGCGGTAGCAACGCTCGTTACCTTGACTTCGATCCACAGGTTGAAAACTTCGTCACAAACAACACCGGCGACGTTTCTTTCCTCTACGTCTCTGCATCGGTCTTCACGACGGCCAACGCAGCAGCCGACCTACTTGCAGTCGATAGCATCGCTCTCTTCGGTGGTGTAACAAACGCGACAGCATGGGGTGAAGCATTCCAAGGTGGTTCTGGCGTACTCAACCTCCGCCGCCTCAACAAGCGCGGAAACTTCGTGTACAACGGTGGCGCAGTATCATTCACACCAGATCCACTCAACGGTACACACGTTCAGATGGCAGTCAAGGGTGCAGATGGTGCAAGCCTCGCGGTTAGCGCAGCTTCAAACGGTCGCTTCTCATTCGCTCTCAAGGCAGGTCTCACAGTTGATAGCGCAAGCGGAGCAACACTTACCGTTCCATCATTCGAATCTGATTTCGGTGCAACACCGCAGCCTGCAATTCCAGAAATCGACATCAAGATTGAGTCAATTGCAATCACTGCAACGACCCGCAAGCTCCGTGCCCGCTGGTCTCCAGAGCTCGCACAGGACCTCAACGCCTACCACAGCATGGACGCTGAGGTTGAGCTAACCTCGATCCTCTCAGAGCAGATCGCCCTTGAGATCGACCGCGAGATCCTCAACGACCTCGTCACACAGGCCAACGGCGCCAACTTCTATTGGAGCCGCGCACCAGGTCGCTTCGTCAACAAGACAACAGGCTCGCCAGTCACTCTCGCATCTAGCCTCTCGATCGGACCACAATTCACGGGTACGGTTCGCGAGTGGTACGAGACCCTCGTCGAGACAGTCATCGACGTGGCAAACACAATCCACCGCAAGACACTCCGCGGATCTGCAAACTTCATGGTCACAAGCCCAGACGTTGCAACCATCCTCGAGAGTTCAGTTCTCTACAAGCCCAAGTACTCGATCGATGGAGAAGGCCAGGTTGGCTCACCATTCACGATCGGTGCAGAGGCAATCGGCACGGTCAGCAACCGCTTCACAGTCTACAAGGATCCTTACTTCCCACGTAACAAGATCCTCGTTGGCTACAAGGGTGGCAGCTACCTCGAGACAGGCTACGTATACGCACCATACGTTCCACTCATCGTGACACCAACAATCTTCGCACCAGAGGACTTCACACCGCGTAAGGGCGTGATGACCCGCTACGGTAAGAAGATGGTCCGCTCGGACTTCTACGGCACGGTCACAGTTTTGGATATGAATATAATTTGACATGAACGTCAACTGAATTCACTGTCTAAATAATTGCAAAGGCCACTTTTTGTGGCCTTTGTAGTTTAAATACTTTTAGTTTACGTTTATATTATATTTGTATGTCAAGTGAAATAGATAATTTTTGTAAAGAGTGCGAACAGGAATTTGAATCAAAGGAATTTGTTTTTAGACACTTAAGATGCCACAAGATGTCATCTCAAGAATATGTGCTGAAATGGAAATACAATAACTGCATACCCTTGTGCTCATGTGGATGCAATGGAAAAAACAATTGGAATGTTTCCCTAAAGGATTTTACACGATTTATCCACGGTCACCACGCACATGGTAGAATCAAATCTGATGAGGAGAAAGCGAAGATAGGCAAGAAAAACTCTGAAAACATGAAAAGATGGATGAGTAAACACCCAGATGTTGCTTTTAAAAAAGGTAGACTAATGAACCAAGCAACACTAACACCAGAAGTTCAAAGAAAAAAGTCAGAAGCAATGGCTCGCTTCTGGTCCTCTTCACCCTTCGCCTCTCTGCTCCGCAAAGAAGCCTCCGCTCGGGCTGTCAAGCTCCTCGAGGCCGGCATCATCGGTCCCCATGCTCCTTTCAAGACTGAGTGGAAGTTCAATCCGTTCACCGGACAGGAGGAGTTCATGCATTCTTCCTGGGAAACGTCGTTCCTTGAGGCGGCAATTACCAAAGGTTACCATGTCACCAAGTCACATGGCATCACCATCCCCTATACCCATCCAGACGGCTCCCAGCGGACCTACGTCCCAGACTTCTACGCACCAGAAGACCGTACCCTCTACGAGGTGAAGGGTCGCCACGACGAGATTGATGAGGCCAAGTGGGAGGCTGCGGCCCGATTCTGTGAGAAGAAGGGTTGGCGGTTCGAGGTGTTGTTCGAGGAGCAGCCCTAGAGTTCTGCCAGAGAAATGGTTGTAAATACCGCGTATGGAACAGAGGCGACATTCTTTGAATATTTTCTTTGACCGATCCTATATTTACCTCCCATGAAGATACGACTCTCTCAACTTCGGTCCTTGATTCACGAGGTTCTCGTCTCTGAGATCTCCAAGTCCACACCTGAGTTCGCCTCCGGTACCAAAAAGATGGACGACGTCACACCTTTCGGTCACTATGGTGTTCTTCGTCCACCGTTGACAGATGACGAGAAGGCCATGGATGCTGAATTCACGGCTTTTGCAGTGCAAAAGTTTGATGAAATCTTTGAGACCGGTGGTTTCTACACAAAAAGATTCCTTAGCAAGGGACAGTCGGGCCTGCTGACCCTGTGCGCCGACGACTATATCGATGAGGCTTTCAGCGGTGACGTCATCCATGCCCTGCTTCACGAGGCCACGATGAAGGGTGCCTACAAGCGCTTCAAGTTTCAGGGTCGTGATCCAGACCGCCCAGAGATGAACGACAACCTCTATGAGATCATGGTCTATTGGGTCCAGTCGGGTCTGGATCAAGCGAAGAGAGTGGGAGGAGACGACTCCAATATCACAGTTTCCATCGGTAACAGATTGGACAAGAAGCCCAAGCCTGTGATGGATGTGGTGAAGGATTTCTTCAACCGTTATGGTTCTCAGTTTGATGAGTTGCTCATCACGCAGTATTTTCCAGACATGGCTGATGAGATTGGAGGAAACGAGCCGGCTGCCCTGCCTGCTAACGTCCAGGATGGCTTCCTCAATGCCATGAAGAATGTCGTCGGTCGAGGATCATACGAAGGCCAAGGAGATGCGCCTGTCACACCCATACAGTTTGTCAACGCTGTGGTGAAGAGGTTTATTAAAACGATGGCGGGTGACCCAGAGTTGGGTAAGCTGGGTCGAAAAGATTATGTTTCGGATGATCTTGCTAAGAAGCTGATGTCTTGGCATAACATTCTTCGTCTCAAGTCAGGTGCTCTGTCCAAACGTTATGGCATCGACCTTGCGAACACACGTAAGAAATTCAAGAAGTAAGCTCTTGCCACCACGTCGGTTTTGGTCCGTACCTCTGCCACCTCTCTGATGACGTTGGCTAGGTATGTCCTCAATAACTTCATGTCGGCGTTCATGCATATATATATTGCCCTCAACATTGATGTGGTGGTCCACGGATTGATGAGCAGGAAAGAGACGTGTTGTTCGAGGAGCAGCATAGAGTTCCGCCAGAGAAATGGTCGGAAATACGCGATGCGGGAAACCTGGGGACAATATTCGCGAATATTCCTGCGATCCGTGTGATACTTAAAGGCCACGGACCTCGAAAAAGGCAAAGACGACACGATGCACCTACCGCAGTACGATGCATCCTCGGGTCCGTGGAGTCGGAGTACAAGAAGGGCCCCGTGGCGTGGGCCACCTCCGGATCTCGTAAGGGCATATCTCAGCATCAGTGGGCGATGGAAGAGTCAACTCTGCGATCCCTTCCAAAGACTGGGCTACGGTCAAGAGGCACGATCGGCACGGTCATTGACATGAACATCATCTGATTAAAAGATATCATGTCTAATTAGAAAAAGGCCTCTTTCGAGGCCTTTTTCGTTTTTAATTTAAGTTGTTGTAATACTTAGTGTGTAATTGGCATGTCGTTATTACTTAGAGAATTCATTAAAAATATTCTAGTAGAATCATTAAACATATCTCAAGAATTATCTGAATTGCAAATGGGTATGATAAGAGATGAATTAATGAAATCCAAAGTCTTTAAGCGCATGGGATTAGACGTTGACGCTTTTTCAGCAGAACCTGATAACTTTGTAGATTGGAACAGAATTCTGTCTAAAGGTAACGTCAAGTATTTGGGATCAGGTCGACAAGGTACAGCGTTCTCGTTGGGAAGAAATCTAGTTCTAAAACTAGAACCAGGAACTCCTCGAGCATCTGAGATTGAAGATGTCTTATATTCAGGAAGCGAAATTGGTTCAGGTCTACCTAACGTATTAGACACAGGCGTATTTACAAGCAACGCAGGACCGATAGGGTGGTCTATTGTCGAGAAGGTGTCAGAAGCAAGCTCTCTAGGTGAGGATCCTGAGTGGAAATTGTTATGGAGATCCATCTCAGATGGTATCGCAACGATCGTCGGGCAAGAACAAAAACGTGCCAAGTCTACAGGACAGCCTCCTGTTAAATTTGCTGATAGAAATCCGCAACAACTAGCAAACGAATTGATCCCTTTATTACCAGAAGCAGAATTGAAGTCAATTGAAGAGAGGTACCGACTATCTCCTGATTGGTTTCAAAGATTCGTAAAAGGTATTTTATCGCATTACAAATTAGGGATGGTTGACTTCAAACCTGACAACATGGGAATTCGACGCGTCCGCGGCGGTGAGGGAGAAGTGATATTTTTTGATGCAGCTTCAGCGTTGCGTAGAGACGTGAAAAAATGGGAACCGAAGCAGTCAGGTAAAGGTTGATTTTTATCTCATTCTTGCGCGGAGGCTTTCTTTTACTAGAAGTCTGATCAAAGATTCAGTTTTACCTAAAGATCCTGTTGACAACAGGATTTCATCCAGTTCATCATACAATTTATTTTTTAATTGCGTGTTTGATACTTGATTAATAATTTTTTCGATAATTTCTTGCTTATTCCTGATCAAACTAGCCACTGAAGTTTTTTCAGTTTCTGTGAGATTAGAAAGCGTTTTTCCGACCTCAAACTCTTCAACTCTGCGTGGAAGACCAATCACGACGCCCTTTATTAGAAGCAACAGAGACATCAAGGGAGGGACGTTGTTGACGTTCATAAGCATATACTCATTATCGGCTACAGTTGAGTCTATATTTTCTTCTCTTCGTTGTTGCGCCGCATCGAGCCTCTTTTTTATCTCTGTTTGATCCAACACGTAACCTCTATCGTAGAACTTGTCGGATATTCCTTTGGTGTATCCATAATCTATCAACTTCAGCCTACCGTCAGACGTCATTCCCCAAGAGTCAGGTTTAAAAAGATCGCCTGTTCTAGATCCTGAGTACTTGTTTAAGAATTCCCTGAAAGATTCAAAAAATTCAGGTCCAACTTTTTTAAAAGCATCTGAGATCTGCTTTCTAGCTTTTTCCTCTTCTACTTCCTTCGTATTCACAGGTTTCAGTGCCTGAAGTTTTTTTGCCCCGCCGAGCGGAATTTCTACTCTTGTTTTTTCCACATCAACAGCTGTAGAAAACTCCCCTTTATCAGGCGTGATTGAATGAGCACCTCTGGTAGCTTTCATCAAAAGGTTCTGAAAATAAGACCAGTTTTTAGAACCAGTCAAATCGTCATTAAGCGGTAATACCTTCTCTTGAACGATCCAAAAAAACCCGTCGTATTCTACGACGTTGCTCTTTGCGATGACAGGGTTTATGATAGCAGAGACTGACTCATCGGATCCTGCCATGGCCTCAGTACCATTTTGCGCAAATCCTGCAGGATTAAGAGCTAACTTAATGACGCTGCCTGAATCAAGAGGAAAAACTATTCTAGATGATCCTGCAGGAGCTTTCGGCCCCAAATACATCGATATTTCATTTTTCAATTTTTTAAATTTTTCTTCTTCACTCAAGTTGAGTTTGTCATTCATGACGTAAAGTTCATCAATTAGCCTCAACAAACCAGAATTCTTGGCTTCTAACAGCAAATAATTTTTAATGAACTTTTCTAGCAAAATTTTTTTCATACTTACAGCTAAGTATTGTCTCTACTTTATAACGTTTTATACAATTTTACGAAATGTTGCTTTGAGAACATGATAATTAACTCTATGAAATTATCACCATCTCAACTGCGCAATTTAATAAAACAGGAATATCTTAGCATCAACAAGAAAGAATTGGTCGAATCTGTCGAAGTAAACTCTGATGAATTGATTGCAGCAATGATGAGCTACCTAGATGCTGCTCTCACAAGTGGTATGACGTTAGAAGAAGCTTGCAATGATTTGGTAAACAAGGCGCATGAAGCATGTGACAAATGGGCCGTAGATATGTCTGCACATGCAGAATTTCCCATGGCGGCAGAATAGAATTATTACAATGCAAGACTGGCTAATAATATTAGGAATCGTCCCATTCATCATAGGAATGTGTGGCCAAGTCGTCCGTAACATAGTTCTTGGAAATAAGAGAAGAGAATCTGACGGACATGTGGGGTGGCGCCGTTTGTATTGGGCTACGTTACCGCTTCATGCATTAGCAGTCGGAGCGTGGACGGGATTGATAGGTTACAAGTACGGACTTCCTGTTCCTGAAGCTTTTGGAAATACGTTGGCGGGATCAATTTTAGCATATACAACATCAGGTGGCATTTCAGTCGTAGGTTATGATGCAATCGTAAAGACGATAAGGCGTATATTAGAAAATTACAATGTTTCTCCTGATTCTTCTAAAAAAAGATTAACAGATTCTTTAAAAGATTAAACAGGAATAATACTTTTTCCTACGTTTGGGATATTTATCCCGTCTTTAAAGAGGACAGGTATACATGCCAAAAGTTACAATTAATGATTCGCAAGGATTGGTTCAGAGCACGGGTTCTGGCGTCGAAATTTCAAGTACGTTGTCTACAACGGGAAACACCACGTTTACAAATGACCTAGCTGTTGGAGGAAACACCACACTCAGCGGTACCTACCTCACGATGGCCGGCGTCACTCAGACAGGCGGCCGTAGACAGATCATCTCAGCCGGTGTCGTACTCACTTCAGCAGAGAGCGGAGCCATTCTCATAGCTGATGGAGGGTCTGCTCAGACGTTCACGCTTCCAGCGCCTGCCCAAGGACTTCACTTCAAGATGTATGCTGGTGCTGCATATGCCCACAAGATCCAAGTTCCCGTCGGCTCCGCAAAGATCTACGGCAACGCCATCAACACGAATAACGGAGCCGCCTCCGCGGCCGAAGGTCAGCAGGTCTCTGCTGCAATATCCGTTGCTTTCGGCGTAGCCCTTCAAGGAGGAGATTTCATGGAAGTCGTCTGCAACGGCAGCCACTGGTTCCTCCATGCGGTGACCAATGATCCGCTCACGATCGTAACGTGATTTTATTTTTCAGTAAATCGCAACGTGAATCTTTTACCGCTGAATAGATTGTTCAGCGGTAAAATTTTTGTTGATAATGCTCTAAAAGTCGACGTTAAAACATGATTAATATTCGTATTTGATGTAGCTGTGGGAATTCTATTATCAGCACACAAAAAATAATCTTGATATTATCTTGTATTTTTTTGAATACGAGATATTAATATCATGGTGATGTCAAAAAAAATCTTAACGATTCTTATCTTATGCGGAGTTGGTTGCGCTTCAACTCCTGAAGGATTAAACGAACATAACTCTTCAGGACAAGGATCTTCATCAACCGACAACACGACTTCTTCAGGTGCTGGTTCAGGAGGCGAAGCCCCTGAAAAAACCACACTAGACGATAGAAAACTAAGCTATGAAGAAGCTCTAAGAACTGCATCATTAAAGCTAACTAGAACTTTACCTACTTTAGAGACTATTCGCAGGCTACAGAATGCTCAAAATAAGAAATCAGAGTATGAATCAATCGTTGATGAAATGATTGATGATTCGCGATTTCAAGCTCGCATGGTGAAATTTTGGCGCGACACGATGCGTCAAGGCGGTTCTGAGATGATGGATCATTCACCCGTCCTCGCCGCAAGAATCTCAGTAAATGGTAGTCCTTTCACCGATGTGTTCACGGCCACCACGAACACGTGTCCTACCTTTGAGAATGGAGACTTTGTCGACGGGGAGTGTGAAAACGCTGTACCTGTTCACGCAGGGGTCCTCACCAACCCAGGCACGATGAAGCATTTCTACAGCAACATGGCCTTCCGTCGGGTCAGGTGGGTCCAGGAAGTCTTTGCGTGCCAGAAATTTCCCGCCGAGTCAGTTGATAAGCCCACTGTCGTGGACGGTAAGGATTACGTGTCTCCTTGGCCTTTCGAATCTATCTCGGATTCTCCCATCAATTTCCGGGATACACAGTCTGTAGTGTGTGCGAACTGTCACGCGACGATGAACCACATCGCTCCTCTATTCGCTAACTTCGATGCCGAAGGCATGTGGGTGGGAGAGAGCTCAGTGAGCACACCCGTGCTTCCGGAACCGGTGACGACTGAAGTAGAACATTGGCTTTCTTCTGGCGAAAAGACGGCATGGCGCTTTGGAAGCGAGGCTGATGATCTCCCAGCATTTGGCGCAGCAATTGCTGATGATCCTATCATTGCTGACTGCGTCACGACTCGCCTGTGGAACATGGTCATGTCGAAGGAGGATGTCGTCAACGATCTCGCCACTGTTCCTCCTGAAGTCCTCGATCCCCTCGTGGAAAAGTTCGAGTCCACGGGGATGAATGTGAAAGAGACTCTCCGCTTCATGTTGAAGCACGATGATTTTGTAAATTTTTGAAGCAGGAAAAACATCATATGAATTACAAAAGATTATTCTTGAGCCTCCCATTGGCCTTCCTTAGCCTATCCTGCGGTCTAGATACACCTGATGGTCTCCTACCACCTGTCTAAGATCCCAAAACAGACCCACCACCTGAGGAACCTCCGCCTCCTGACGATTACACGGGCAGCGAAGACAACACTTTCGATCATATGTCAGGACTAGGTGAAGACGGAAACAAGGATCCCTTGGAGGTGCTCGCCCAACGTCAGGATGAGGGCCCGCCGGAGATCAGGACGAGGTTGCATTCCTGTCAGAAGATTCCAGTTGCGACATTACGAAATATTCTAGAAAATTTCGGTGTTAATCTATCAGCAACAGGAGATCCTCCGACAGCAGGACAATTGTTGAATGACGGAACAGGCCCGTTGGGCGCTGCTGTCTATGATGCACGAGTTGGTGAGACGACAGTATGGACATCTTCAGGCGCAGCGAAGCAATTCGACATCTTCGTTCAAGCGGCACCGGAAATCATTGCTGCACTTCCATCTATGGCACAGTGTCAGGAGTCAGGCGTCGGAGCACCCATCTTTGATGAGAATGGTTGGTGTTTGGAGGCTGGTGTGACGTGTCTCTTAGGAAAACCTGCCACGCAACAACACCTTGCGATTTGTACTGACTTGGTCATTAATGCATCAACTCCTGAAAAGGGTCAAGCAATCGCAATCGCAACTTTGCTATCCGCAGCACATTCTTGCGAGTGAAAGGAAAACAATGTCAAACCTAAAAGATCTACGTGGACAATCAAGAAGAAGATTCCTAAAGTGGACCGCAGCCGCAGGCGCAGCTCTGGCCCTCGATCGATCACAAGTGTTAAATGTTATTAGCGATTCTGCAGGTTCTGCGATGGCGGACGAGGCCTCATGCTCAACCACAATGAGATCAGTTCATCTCGTGGCAGGTGATGGTGGATTCGCATGGTTCCAGTTATTATGGCCTCACAATGAAGTAGCCACATCAACCAATAATAATTTCGCATTCCATGCCCAGGGACAACAGCTTAAAGCCACAGACACCGATAAGACATTGTATCATGTTCCACAATCACCGTGGACAAAAAGAGATAAATTGAAGAGGATCTCTGCATTCATGGCAGGTACTAACCAGACCCACACACCTACACCTGGATCTGCCGCGTCGGTAGGAGCAGGTCAAAGCATGCTGGCAGTTTGCTCTTCCGTTCAAAGGGCAAATCCAACGCTTCTTCCCGTCATCGGCATTACACCTCTTGCATTCGGGACTGCGCCTGGTGCACCTCAACTTGCCACGGTAGGAAACGCGGATGGCATGGTTCAGTTGTTCAACAGCGCCGCAAGCCGATCTATCCTCGAAGTAGAGAGCGATGCACAACTCTTTGAGGCATACTACAAGACATTCCTCGGTCTAAATACAGCTGCTACTAGGCCAACTGTTCAACGTCCTCTAGACATCGGAAAGAAGAGTGCAAACTTCCTTGGAAAAAACCTGGCAGCACTCTTGGAACCAACCCAAGATGACCTAATGAGATACGGCGTTGTAGACTCTACGCCTAATAAGCTACGTGAGTTGGCAAAGACTCTCATCACCACATCGAAGGCTTTCAAGTTAGGTCTCACATCTTGCGTGGCACTTCCTGTCATGCGAGACGATCCTCACGGAGCATTTGCTGACATGGGAACCCTACTTGCCACAGTGAATCATCTAGGACTCATCCTTGATGAGTTCATGAATGACCTTGCAGCAACACCCGATCCAACATGTTCAGGAAAGACCCTTGCCGACAACGTAGTCATCACAGTCCATGGAGATACTCCAAAGACACCGCTCGAACGAGGAGGATGGCCTGATGGAACCCCCGGTAATTCAAATTGGTTGTATGTAATGGGTAATGGATACACTAAAACAGGATGGTTTGGAGGAGTAAAAGCCGACGGATCTATTTTAGGGTTCGACCCGACGACAGGTAATGATGTGCCCAACCAATCTGCAAATACTACATCTTCATCTGCCGGAGCTGCCGTCGCCTTTACTGTTGCCAAAGGTGATAGACGCAGAGTTGAAGAATTTTATACGGGACCATGGATTTCAGGAATTATTAACCAAAATCCTATTTAAATTTTACTAATTAGACAATAATTACCCATAACCATCTTTCATGGGGGAAAATCATGCCAAAAGTAACCATTAGTGATTCGCAAGGTCTCATTCAATCTGCAGGTTCAGGGTTGCAGATCAATTCTTCAATTTCTCTAACTTCTTTGCCAACTACGGCTGTTTCATCACAAACTTCAGCTGGCACATTGAACGTGCCTGGCGTTTATACATTATCTGGCTCTTCAGCATTGACTTGGGTGATGCCTCTTGCGTCTTCAGTCGCCGGAGGAACTTTCGTTTTTAGAAGTGCTTCAGCTCACGCTCACGTTTTAACAGGTTCTCAAGAAACTAGCGGTAAGAAAGTGTTTGCTGGCATGGCAGGTGCTACTCCCGCTAACGAAGGCAGCGCACTAGCTCTTGAAAATGTCCAAGGGTCTTCCGTCGCACTTATCAGCGACGGAAATAAATTCCTTGTCATGGCTGCTTCTGGTAGCTGCGTCATCAGCGGGATTTGATTAACGAAAGAACAAAAATCATGTCTAAAATAACTATCGACGATTCAAGGGGGGTAGTAGAAGAGGAAGGATCTGGATTACAAATAAATTCTTCTATTTCTATGAGTTCTCTTCCTACGGTAAGAGTTTCATTGAAAACTAACCCAGGAAATATAACGAGACCTGGCGCATACGACTTAAATTACGACTTCGCCACCACTTGGATCATGCCACTCGCGTCGTCTGTTCCAGGAGGAGTATTCGTGTTTCGTACTTCAGACGGATCCCCCCACAATCTAACAGGTTCTCAAGAAACTGGTGGCACGAAAGTATTTGCTGGCATGGCAGGAACAACGCCTAATAACCAAGGTAGCAAATTAACTTTAGAAACAGGAACAAATAAATCAGTTTCTCTTATAAGCGATGGAAGATCATTTTTAGTCATGGCTGCTTCTGGTAGCTGCACCATCAGCGGGATTTGATTTAAGAAATCATGAATAAAATGGATAATGGATCGTGTGTACACACGATCCATTTTTATCTTATATTCAATCCGTGGAATCCAAGAGGCACAGAGGGCAAATAAAGTTACTCAAAGAAACCTGCGAAATTTGTGGATACAACAATCCAGCAGCTCTCAACATTCATCACATCATTCCGCGATGCGATCCTAGATGTACTAACAACAATTATAATCTTAGTATCGTATGTCATATCTGCCATGACTTAATTCATGCAGGACAAATAACGATTATAGGTGTTTATGATTCTACCAAAGGCCGCAAATTAATGTGGTTTAAGGAAGGACAAGAACCACCGCTAGAAAAACAATTTTGGAAAATAAAGGATAATCCGTTGGTGGTTAAAAATAATATTTTTAAGGCAAGATAAGCATTACGTGAAATGAAACTTCTTTTTGTTGCTACATAGATATATACGTTTATTGTTGCCACAGGATTAACATGAAAATCACAGAATCGCAACTTCGACAAATCATTAAAAAAGAATTACTAAAATTGAACGAGGCCGCCCCTACAGATCCTGCTAACGCAGGATCTAAACCTGCAAAGTCTGGTACTCAAACTGCCACTGGAGCTGAAGGTACGCTTGACGTCAATAAAATTGCAAAAACCCTTGGCCTCGATGGAGCAAAATTGAAAACAGCCGTGACGAATCTTCGTTTAGGAAAAAGAAATTCTAACGACAATCAGATATTCGGTGATATGGTTGCAAAATTGATTGATGCTTCTGAACAAGACACTATTAAAGTGATGAATGTTCTCAAAAAAGTAGAATCTGACTAATTTACCGTTGAAATTCTATACCAAATCTTAAATTCATCATGTAACTTAACTTTTGAAGTTCCGTAATTTCCCCAATCTAAACCGATAATCCAATCAAAAAAGGTAGTATCCCATTGAACGGATGCTACCTTTGCTTCTTGTGGCAAACCGTAAACCACTATTCTTTCGCCTATTTTTGGTAAAGAATTCATAATAAAAAAGCCATCTTTGATGGCTTTCAGCGATCCCACGGGGAATCGAACCCCGATTATGTGAGTGAAAATCACGTATCCTAACCGTTAGACGATGGGACCAATATGAAGGTTATAATAATTTATAACCTTCAAATGTTCATCACTTTGTAGCTGCTGTTGCTGTTGCGCTGGGAGCAACTGTTGCAACAGGCGCAGCCGAAGCTGGCGTAGCAGCAAGTGCAGCACTCTCAACTGGAGCTGCTGCCGAAACCGAGGCAGCAACATCAACAACTACCTCAGCTGAAGCAGAAGCGGCTGGAGCTGGTGCATCTGTGGCGGCACATGCAGCGATAAAAAGAGCGGCAAGAACTACTGATAATACCTTTGTCATTTTAAATAATCTCCTGTAACGAAGCTGTGTTCAATTGTATTACAACTTCGACGATAACTATATCATTATCAAACAAACTGTTCAATATTTTTGTTTATAAACTTTTCTCCTGCGATTAATACAACTACGTCAACGTCATCTTTTGATCTCTCTCTAACAAAGACAGGAAACCTGATTCGGCCATCCTTGGTTAGTCCATTTTTTGTAGCAGGATCTGGCTGACCTTCCATCTCAATCACCTTGCCGAGCCATGCGGCGGGGTTCATTCCGATCTCTGCCTTAATCTTGTCGGTGAACCCACCACCGACCCTCGTCACAACGCCGTTCGGCAAAACAACTTCAAATCCTGCCCACATGCCCTCTCTCTTTGAACCTCGAGTTCCCAGGTAGTTTCCTACCACTACTCCTTCGTAGGTAGACACTGGCTTAAGCTTGAGGACTGAGTTGGAGCGTTTGAAAACGTAATTAGAATCCAACTTCTTTACCATAATGCCTTCGTATCCTGCTTCCATCTTTGCAGAATAAAACTCTAAAAGAGCATGCTGATCATTGACAACCTTACCTTCGACAATTGCAATGGACTTGTCAGCGACCTGTTCGACCAACTTATGGGCTAGAATGGCTCTGTCAGCTAGAGACATCTCATTGTTTTGATCACGCCAATCGTCGAAAGGCATCGCGTCAAAAACGTGTAAGATCATGTTGGAATCATCTTTGTTCTTTTTGTGAGACATCACAACGGACGCAGACTCATTCCAGTCAGATCCCATGATCTCTCCATCGAGAACAAAATTATCCCACCCTACATTTTCCAAAATCGACTTAATCTTAGGTAGAGTCTCTAGTATTGATCCGCTACGCGTAAACAGAGTAACTTCGCCAGCTAGCTTCACAGCGATGCATCGTAACCCATCTAACTTAGGTTCAACCCGGACAGGATAAATGATTTGATCCTTAATTTGAATGCCTGCGTTAGGATCGTGATGTGTTTCAAGGCTATCCGCAAGTTGAACGGTGAATTTCTTGATGGTACCAGGCCACACCTTATTTACGGTCGTTTCTTGAACTCCACATCTTAAATTCTTAAGAAGAATTCGTTGGCACCACTTTGCTTGACGTTCATCTAGTTCTAAAAAGAACTGTTCCACGGCACTCTTGGCATCATTACCCGTGATTTTTCGAGTTGCTAGCTCTTGTCCGATCAAGTTCAGAAATCGTTCGATGACAGTATCATCATCATCAACTCTATTGAAACTTTTGGATGACTTAAATTTTTTGACGTAGTAGTTTGAATACGGATCGAATGCCGCGACAAAGACTTTTTTGAGCAAAGAATTTCCTTTGCACCTATCAAGAAGATCTTCTTTGAAGATTCTTGAATTATCAGACTCGAGCGCTTCGAGGACATCAATTACTGTTGACATGTTGTTATTATAACAAACAAAATTTAGACATTTCACTCTTCTCTTCTTATTAAGGCGCAGTCATTTTCGACTAAGATAGAATATCTTCTATACTTGCTGAAATAAGAAGAGTCATTCTCTCGAACTTTAAATTCGTATTTTTTGCGTGAACTATCTAACAAAAATTCAGATATAAACTTGAGAGGTATTTTTTTTTGTTTACCTTTTTTCCTTAAATTTAATCTTAACTTTTTTCCTTCTGAAGTTCGAAAATATCTTGATAAAGCCGCACAAGATTCTTCATATTTTTTTTGCAACTCGATTCTTAATCGTTCCTCATTGGTGCACGTCATTTCTTTGACTTTACGAGGAATATTTAACGATTTTATATCATCTAAAAGATGTAAGATGCTAGAGATACATTCTACCCAATATTTCAGTATTTCCCCTGAAAGAGAATAACGCTCTTTAAGAGAAAGAGTCGGCATAAATTCGTAAACCGACCAAAGATTTCCTTGTTTGTCCACTTCATTTTCTTTTGCTACGTTCCACGCAAAACTGACAACGGCAACAATCCCCCGAAATATCGATTTTTTTTCTAAAGGAAAGACGACTTCCAATTTAAAAACGTGGATATTCTCTCCTGGTGTTAGAGAAAGAAATGCGGAGTTTAAATTTGCCAATTCTTCTTTGTCGAGGTACTCTACACATTTTGAACTAAGAAATTTCTCTAACGCCAATCTCATGTAAACATTACGTTGAGATAACATAGTTCGTTTGTTCATGAGTGACCTAGAATGTGTAATTCTTCTTAAAGTCTTTTTTTAGCTCTTCAATAACCTTGTTGATTTTTTCAACTGCAAATTTTAACTCCGAATCTGGATTCTTTTCCAGAACATGGTTACAAACACCGACGGCATCAGACAAAGCTGAAGCATTGTTGATGAGTTTTAAAGCCATGTTCCGCTTTTCAAATAACCAGTTTTGAGAATCTTCTGGGGTCTTGTTGTGTTTCTTTTCTTGCTTGAAATTTTCAATATCATAAACAACACGTCTCATCTTCATCCAACCGCCTTTTTATTCTTTTTACGAGAAAAACTGCGAACGTCAACGACGTCTGCAGATCCAGACATCTGCTCGTCATTATCCATCATCGAGATTTCGTAAGTCGCCCCGGGCGAGATTGCAACGAAAATATCTCCAACGTCTTCTTTCTCGCCCGTCACCTCATTTACAACGTCTAGCGGCGGAACAACAATAACACCATCAGTCGGATCTGATACGTAGGAAGGAATGCATAGGTTAAATGCCTCAAAGGAAGGCGTAACAACCCCTAGCCTAGAACAAACTGACTCGAGTGCCTGATACGTCGTGATACCTCTCTCTTGTAAGAATTTGGAAAGCGTCGTTTTTCGTCGCCTCAACAAATTCTCTAGTTTAATCAAAGATTTTTTTTGATATTTTACCGCTTTCATTTTTCACCAATTTTTCTATGGACATCTAAGTCCTGCAGCAAGTCATAAATTCCGCTTTGGAATAGCGGAGACTTTGAAATCTTGTTTGCATCATCGCTTGTCAACGCGACTCCATGCTTCTCTGCAATAGCATCTACAAACTTTCGCATAACACGTAAAACATAATTACGAGCTGATGAATGGTTCATCTTATATCCGAGATGAGTCATTGTCTCAGCGATGTCACGATAATTAACACCATTCTCGTCAATTGTCGCATATCCGCCGTCAAATTTGCTACCTTTTTTCATCGTCATAAATTATTTTTTCCTCGTGACACCGCTCGGCCGCGGATAATTCGGCATTCGTAAACTAAACTGAGTCATCTGCAAATCTCTCAAACGAGTGTTGAGGTTCTCTTCTAGCTTCATAGTATCAAAAGATTCACGTCCTGATTGCTCTTTAGCAATCTTACGCAACAGACTAAAAGCTATCCCTGATAGAACGCAGCTTAAAGTAGAAAAGAAAAGTATCAAATACTCAATCATGTTAACCCATGACCTTCTGCAATTGAAGCCACCTCTTCCTGCGTCAAGTTATAAGAATCATCAGCAGAAACGTCTTCAACCAACCCAAACCGTAACCTCAAAATTGCCGCTTCTTTTGGTGATAATTGCTCCATGACTTCTTTCGCAACGCCCAACAGTTCCCTTGAAGAAACTATCTGCATAGGATCCTCTGATAGATCCGCGCCAATCTTATCCTCAATTGTGTCAGAATCTGGATCTGATGAAAGAGGTTGATCCAGAGAAATGATTGCCCGACCGCTGATCGTCGTGGCATTGAAGATCATATCTGACGTTCCTGTCAGCTCCTTCAGTTCCTCCACGCTCGGCTCGCAACCCATGGTTGATCGGTATTCTTCGGCCGCCGACATCAACTTTTTTTGTGTGTTGACAGCATGGGCCGACATACGAATGATTCTCTTTCTCTTTAGAATATGCTGACCGATCGCTTGTCGAACCCACCAAGTGGCGTAAGTGGAAAATCTAAAACCTTTCCGCCAGTCGAACTTCTCGATCGCCTTCATCAATCCCAAATTTCCCTCTTGAATAATGTCTTCAAGAGGCATGTTGTGTCGTTTATATTGTTTTGCAACGTAAACGACCAATCTCAAGTTGGTTTCAACCAGCTTATTCCTCACCTTAGAAGAGGTAGGCCCACCTTCCTCTAAGATTTTGAACAACTCAACCATCTGTTCATGATTAAGCTGTTGATGCTTCTTTAACGAGTTTAAATAGTAACCCATTGCATCGCCGTCTCCGGCGAGATCTCGAGAGCGTTCTCTCAATCCTTGGGGTTCGGAATTCATCTTCAGTCCACCTCATGAGAAACCACGTTAGAGAGATACTTCGTGTGTAACTCCTTCCGTAGGATCCTCATCTGCATCTCTCGCTGCACATAACACAACTCAATCTCCCATGGACTCGTGTTGAGATCGTGACTTGACATACGATTGATCGCATCCACGTGGCTCTTGTGCATGCTACCCAACGTGTCATCATCTACCACTGCAAGCTCATCGAACGTAATCTTTTGGGGATACTGCACTGTCAAATCCGAGGAACGCTTCTGAACTGTCTTATTTTTCGCCATGTTTTTTCTCTCCTGTATATCCTCTTTTACGAGGTCAATTACTTTATACTCTTTTCTCAAACACCTTTGCTCAAAGGTAATTCACAAAGGAATACTAAATTTCTTTGACATATCGAACACCGCCAAATTCTTCAACTTGGCCTCGACTTCAACGTCCACAGCATCGCGCCGGAGGCGCTCGAGCTGGATTTCTGGCACGTAATGAATCATGTTGCTGTGTTTCCGACGTTCGGTGAATGAACCGCCTTCCATACCCGGTTCCGTGTTACTGATATGTTGCAGAGGTTTCACTCCCTTAGGCCACGTCTCATCGGCTGCATCTGCAGCCTCTGCGCCGTCCAATCCACCATCGTTGAACACGTGATGATGCGAATCCCAAACGAGAGAAACGCCCGTCTCGAGAGCCACCGGCAACAGGTCCACCAACGAATAACACGTCTCGTCATTCTCTAACGTCAACCTCGACCTCGACGCCTCAGGCAAAGATCGAATCGCATCGATCAACCGTGAAACTCGATCTGACTTGCCACCGTGCACGTTGATCGCAGCGTAAGGGCTCCTCGGCAACCCCATGGAATCAAACATCCAGGCATGATGCTCGAGCTCGACAACGGCCTTCTCCACCACGGAATCAGAATCTGATGACAACACGCAGAACTGACCCGGATGAGTCGTCAACCGAATGCCATGCTTCCGTGCCACCTCGCCACACAACATCAACTCGCGCTTCACGACCTCGTTGTCCCACAACCCTCGAGGAACGCGATCACTCAACGGAAACATCGCGGATGACACGCGGAACAACCGCACGCCACTCGCCGCAACCTTCCGCAACACATCTCGCAACATTCGAACATTGTGCAGATACAACGAACGAATCGAGTCCTCAGCATAAGAACCTCGTTCGTATCGACCCAATTGCAAGGTTCTCTCATCCAATTCGTTGATGACTTGCGATTTGCCGCTCCGCGGCGCAACTTCATGCCTAATCCAATGACAACAGACACCTAGGGCCATATATTTGTATACCTATACTATATCCTATAAGAGGTTTGTACAACTTATACGATGTAATCATTCTCTAAAAATAAAAAAAGCTCGTCAAGGTTTTATATCCCCACGAACTCTCGAATATTTCTGGAATGCTTAGAGTGGCGCCGAACCACCGCCTACAGCAGCCGACGGAACGGCTTCAAGATCGCTCCAATGATCAACCTGAACACTGACGTCACGAACATCCTCTCGAACAGCTTGCCGTAACTCATTCGCATCTCATCACCTCGCCATCCATGGTACGCATCATCCCACCAAAGAACAACGGTCGATTTCGATACGAAAAAATTCCCGAGAAATTTCGAGCACGACGGCCGCGAGGGATCTTTCCCTCGCTCCGGAACTCGGTCACAGGCGCCTCAGGAACACGAAGTACTCCTCGTCGAGCGACCCATCATTACACAGGAACATGCCTTCATCGGAATGCTTCGGATTTACATAGAGGAACATCAAGACCCGTGACAACAGGACCCGCGGCGTATCACCATCGTCTAGATAGGTGCATAGATCGCCGGGCTTCAGGTCCAACACGATCTAAATAGGCTGATGTGCCTCCACGAGACAGGAGAAGGTACCGTTTTGATCTCAAAATTTCTCGAGTCGCGCGAACGACCTTAGCGCCCCCCGGAGGCCCTAGAAAGCCCACAGAAAATGCTATAAATGGCCGGGGGGCCCCTAGGCCCGAAAGGGGCCTATTTTAGGGGCCGGCCCCCCACCTAAATTAGGGGCCCTTTTACAGCCTTTTAACCCCCAGCCCCCGGCCTTGCGCCGTCTTTATCGGGCCCCTTTGCGTCTCAGTCGCGCAGCAGGCCCCACCACAGCACCCAGCCGAAGATGACCCCGAGGACAGTGCCTTCGAGGAAGGCCACGAGATGTGATCTGTCGAGGCGCATGTTAGAACCTGTGTGTGGTGCGTTCATGACGTGTCACCTTCGCCAGAGCCGCTAGGACGTCTCCGCGTTTGACCATGGGAACTGCGTCGATGATGGCTTCTATGACCTGAGCCAGTTCTTTGGGGTCAGTGATTTTCGATAGCGCATCGAGAACGCCGGGGGCGTCGTGCATCTTGCGGAGCGCGGTTGTGCCGGCGATGGTCTTCTCGTGGCTGCTGCGAACGTTCTTGAGATCCTCTGTGATGACCTCATCGATGATGGTGCGGAGGTGGCGGCGTGTTAGCTTCATGGAGGATATATATCATCCTCCTGCGGGTCGGTGGTGGCGAAGGTTGGGTTTCTCAGGTGCGGAGGATCGCGAAGAACTCCTTCGGTGCGGTTGGTCCGGCGACGAGGCGGAGGAGGGTGGGGAAGGATGAGGACTTCTCGTTGAGGATGGTGGTCTTCTCCGCGATGTCATCGACGAGGGAGCTGCCCGTCGGGGGTGTCATGTGGATCCGGCCCGAGGCCACATCATTGGCGAAGGACGTGAGTCGGTCCGCGCGACGCCGGGAGCAACCTTCCAGTTCAGCACGGAGGTCGTCGATCTTGTAGGCCGCCTCGCGGAGTTCCAGGAAGTTGGGGTCCTCCGCGCGGTGGTCGAGACCTAGGGACTTGAGGGTGGTGGCGAGAGTCGACTCGTACTTGCCGGGGTTCTTCATGGTCCTAGTATATCCTTTCGAGGTTGAACTTTGCACCGCAGGTCAGATGATCGGATCGACGCCGGCGATCAGTGGGTAGTAGGAGACCTGGATGCCGTGGTACCCGGCGTCGTACAGCTTCTGAGCTTCCTTGACGATTCGCGACTGGCGGACCTGCTTCCGGCCGGGCTTGCCCTTGGGGGTGAAGTACGCGATCTCGTAGATGGCTTCGTTCTTCATGGTCCTAGTATATCCTTTCCTCGTTGAACTTTGCACCGCCGGGAGAACTGCTCTCACCGAGCCCATTGTTGGGGAATGGCCTTCCGCAGGACCTCAAGGATCCCGCCATAGGCGTCTAAGTCTTCCCCGTCCAGGTCCGAGAGGGCCGCACGGATCCGCTTGGCTTCCTCGAGGGATAAGGTGAGCCGGAGAACATCGCGGGCCTGGACTACCTCTACCGTGGTCTTCATGGTCCTAGTATACCCTTTCGAGGTTGAACTTTGCACGGGCTGGAGGATCTTTTTTCGTCCCCCGGCTCAGTACCAGCCGGTTGCCATCCGACGGGCTCGTTCCCGCTTGACCGCAGGGGAGGTCGGCTTGGCAGGCTTCGCCAGACGGGCGGACAGGAGGCGGTCACGCTCCGACCACTGCTCGTCCTTCGTGAGGATCCGCCCGTTCTCCAGGGTGAGGGTGGAGCCGTCGGCGCTCCAGGTGCCGCGGCCGTTGATGATCGCCATCTCCTCGTTGAAGCGTGCGTTCTTCATGGTCTCAGTATACACTTTCTGCTGGGAACTTTGCACCGGGCTGGGGAACTTTTTGTCCCCGGCTCAGAACGGGTTGGCCCAGGTCTCGTACTGGCGTTCCGTGATCTGCCGATCCTTGCACAACATATCCGTGAAGTCGTTCCAGGCTTCCCGCCTCTCGCTCTCCGTCCACGAACCGGGGTGCCCGGTCCAGAACTCGCGGAACATCTCGAGGACCTGCTTCTTGGTGAGCTTCATGGTCTTAGTATATCCTTTCTGCTGGGAACTTTGCACCGCCGGGAGAACTTTTCTCAGCCGACCTTGGCCAACCGGTCGATGGGGACGAAGGTGACGCAGTCCGGTCGATCCTTAAGGACCAGCTTCGCCGCGAACCCCTCGCGGAGGGTGTTTCGGAAGACCTCGGTCACCATGCGAACCGGTCGCCCCGCCGCATCCTCGCAGACGATGTACTTGCGGTGGGTGTTCCGGAAGACCTCGGTCACCACCCACCAACCGGAGTCCGTGCCCACCTCTTCGACGAGGTCGCCCACCGTGATGTCGTTCTTCATGGTCCTAATATACCCTTTCTCAGGCGAACTTTGCACTGCGGACGAGACGTTCTTCAGCCGTCTCCCAGTCTCCTCGGGAGTAGCCGTGGGCCGGTTCGACCCGCCCATTGGCCCGAGCTTCGTCCGCGATCTGGAGGGCCATGGTGGTCGTGCGGTCGAAGTTCTCGCCGGGGTAGGACTGCCACGGCCTCTGGGGGATCGCATGGGGGATCGTCTTCTTCATGGTTCTACCCTATCACTTCTCGGTTGAACTTTGCACCACGTGGGCGTGCTCGTAACCGTCCTCGCGAAGATCCTTGAGAACATCCTCGAGACGATCGTGAACACAGGCAGGACAGATGCTGTTCGGCCCGTCGATCCGCTCGATGCGTGACCACTCAGGTGGCAGGGACACCCAGGTTCCGTCACCGTATCGCCCGCAACCCCGGCATTCGTACGTGGTCGATTCGTAACCCATGGTTCTACCCTATCACTTCCCGGTTGAACTTTGCACTAGATGAGGGAATTTCTTGTATCTTTCATCACTCATCGACTCCTATGATGTAGTCGGTTGGGCTGAAGGCGTCCCAGTTGTCCACGGCGTACTGGATGGCCGCGGGGAGGAGCTGATCCATGTAGTACGGATCGAGGTTGATCTTCTTCAGGTTGTAGGCGAGGCTGGGCTTCACCTCGTGGAGGAGGTTGATGAACCGTTGTCCCGGTCTCGTGGCACGTTGAGGTTCCAGGGCCTTGCGGAGGAACTCATCGAGGGTCACGCCGGACCCAACTCCGTGGTGGCCCACTCCCCGTTGACGAAGACGTAGGCATACTCAGCCCCGAGGTCGTTGAAGGCATTCCGGCGAAGTTCGTCGATGTTCCGGTAGACGGTCGGCGCCTCAAGGCGTTCGCCACGGTCCCGGTGGCAGGCCGTGACGCAGTCGCGGGATCGATCCTCGAACTCGTGTTGTTCCCCGATCTCCGCCCCGAGGGACGAGATGGAGCCGAGGGCGAGGAGGGCATCCACCTTGACCGGATCCGTGTAGTGCTCCTTGAGGGTGGCACCGACGCCCTCCGGGTAACCGTCGAAGTGGCAGTAGATGCCGGTGATGGAGCCGTCGTTGAGGAGCTTGCCGATGTAGGAGCGAGTTGCCATGGTTCTACCTTAACTCTTTCAGGGTTGACTTTGCACCGGGATCAGCGGAACGAACCGCCGGCCAACCAGGAATCGATATCCTGTCGGGCCTGCTTCTCGAACCCTTTGGGCTCGCAGTGCTTGCAGACGAAGAGAACCGGGGACCCGAGGGATGTGTACTCCACACCAGGTGCCGTATGGTCACACTCGTCGCACTTGCAGGTCTTGATGGTGATCGAGTCGTTCATGGTGTCGTCCTTGTGGTTGGGAGTGAAGGGTCAGAGGGCGAGGAGCCAGTAGCCGGCGAAGGCCGTGGAGGCGACCGTGATGAGGGCTCCGAGGATGTCCGAGGCGGTGTGCTTGTCCATGGTTCTAACTTATCACTTCAAGGTGGAACTTTGCACTGTCCTGTGAACTTTGTCGAGGTCTCGAGGATGACCCAGGAGAGGCTTTGGGGAGTCGGGCCTTGGTTACCCCTCCCGGATTTATGGAAGCCTCTCCTGTGTCATCCTAGGTCAGGAGAACCGGTCCGCCGGAACCCACTGCACGTTGCCCCTGGAGTCCTTGATACCGGCCCGGGCGGACCAGGACCCACGGTACTTGGAGACCCCGATCCAGAAGACCTTCCCTGTGAACCCATCCACCGTGACCTGAGTGCCCTTGGTGGGGATCCGGGCGAGGTGGCCTTCAGCGGCGGCCTTGAGGACGGCATCCTTCTCGGCAGCCTTGGCAGCACGGGCGGCATTCTTCTCGGCCGCGGCCTTCTCGGCGGCGAGGCGGATGGCCTCCTTTGCGGCATGCTCCGCGACTCGGGCCTCGAGGGCGGCCTTGTGGTGGGCCTCCCAGGCGGCGAGCTGGTCGTAGATGTTCTCCGTGCCACCGGCGATGAGAAGGTCGCCCACCGTGTCGACCTCGGCCTTGAGCAGGTAACCGTGCCGGTCCCCAAAGAGGTTGGTGCAGTCCATCCAGGCGAACCGCTCGTCGACCGTCAGGTCCCGGGGCGTCTCCCAGAACGGGTCCTTGATGTGGGCGATCACCCGGCCGTTCCAACCGCGGGGCGGCACGCCGTGGGTCCCGAGGTAGACGAGGGCCCAGGTGCACTCCGTGGAGCGGTGGTCGCTGTAGTCCAACGTGTCCGACCAGTTGCGGGTCTCCGTGGTCTTCTCGATCTTGAGCACCCGACCACGGAAGAGGGTCTCGGGGCCGACGTTGGCGTCGTAGCTCGTCTTGATGATCGGCATGGTTCTACCTTACCTCTTTTAGGGTTGACTTTGCACCGCCTCCGCGACTTTTCAGGCCGCCGTGAGGCAGGCCTTGAAGGTGGGGAAGTAGGTCCACTTCCCGAGGGTCGGGGTGTGGAGCTTCCAGCCCCGACCGTCCCGGTCGATGAACTTGGTCCCGCAGGCGGACCGGAAGAGGTAGAGGTGCTGGGGGACCTTGGCGAAGACCGTTTCCATGGTTCTAGTATACCCTTTCGGGTCCGAACTTTGCACAGCCCTCAGATAGATTGCGACGTTTCTGCGTTGCGTCGTGCGGTCTCAGCAGCATTGAAGTCCCAGTTCCGCCAGCCGAACTCCTCGGCCTTGAGGCGCTTGTTTCCCCTGAAAGAGGTCTCCACGGTGACCGTCTTCTTGCCGATCGCCATGATGAGGCCTGTGTAGCTCAGGTTGAAGGAGTCGTACTCCACCTCGTCCCCCACCTCAAACCTCTTCATCGAGACGAACTGGTCATCCTTGAAGGCCTCGACGACGACGTAGGCACCGGGGACGAGGGTGATGCGGTACTTGCGGAGACCGGAGACGTACTCGACGATGTTCATGGTCCTAGTATATCCTTTCGAGGTAGAACTTTGCACTGCTCAGTGCTATTCTTCTCCAGAAGGCTTCAAGGCCTCGTGGGCCCAATGGGCAAGGAGTTCACGTTCGGCCGGTCCGCTGGACTCACCCTTGAAGCCCTGGGGACCTCTAGGACCCACTTCGCCCCGCGGACCGGGTGGTCCCATATCACCTTTTGGACCAGCCTCACCTCGCCCACCTTGGGGTCCTGTGGCACCTGTCGGACCTTGGGGTCCTACCTCGCCAACAACTCCGGGATCGCCCTTGTCGCCCTGCGGGCCTGTAGGTCCCATGGGTCCTGTGGTACCAAGCATACCAGGCCCACCCGCAGGACCTCTGTCACCTTGGGGTCCAGGCATACCATTACTCCCCTGCGGTCCTGATGGACCAGGTGGTCCGGCAACCCCGTCCTCACCTCGAGGACCTGCCGGTCCAGGTAACCCTCTGCGACCCCGTGGTCCTGGTGTTCGGCTGATGGTTCGGAGGCGCTGCTTGAGAGTCCTGATCTCGAACAAGGCGAGGGCTGATAAAAGTATGGCGATCCATGATAACATGACTATGGATCAACCATACACCAAGAAGTACAACTTTTACACCGTTTCTTTTGGGAACTTTGCGTCGTTACGATAGGTCCTCGTAGACCATCCTGGTCAGGCCCTTGTCGACAGCCTCCCGGGCGGCCTCGTAGAGGGAGAAGTCCTCGCGATCCTTGGCGTAGTAGTGGGCACCATGGGCCTCGCACCAGGACGCCACGAGGGTCCGGCTGGTCGTGTAGTCCGGACGCTCCCGGAGGTTCATCGACCAGTAGCCGGGGATCACCACGTCGAGGATGTGGGTCACGTTGATGGCCGTCACGTCCGGGTGCTCCTCACGGGCATCGTAGGAGAACAGGGCCGACGGGACGGTCTCGGTCTTCAGGCCGGCGGGGAGGGGAGCTTTCTTCATGGTTCTACC